TGCCTATGTGCTGATACATTACATCAATCGCATCATCGTCATCTCTAAGAAATTTGCGAAAATTTTTCAAACAGATTTTCATTTCGCCACGTGCCTTGACCAGTTGCGGTAAGATAGTCGGGTGCTTCACGTGTAAGACTTTTTGGTAAGGAAACAGCGAATCTATCCAACCATCAGCCATGTGCATGTGTGCTGCTATGTTGGAAAAGGCATTGAAGATTTCCATTTCGTGGGTGTGTTTTTCTTGATTTTCCATAGTTTAAAATTTAAAATTGAAAGATATAACCTTGTTTTTCAAATAGTTCAATATACGAAAGTAGCCGTTCCACTTTTTTTTTTGGATGGTTTCCTGCCGTTTTATTTCGGTTTGCAACTTTACTTCATCAGGTGTCGGAAGTAATATACCTGCTATTTTGTGATATGTAGCAATGGTGTTTTTTACCTCACGAAACTTTGCCTTGTTTATGTGTGGTGCTGTATAATTGTCATTGGAAACATTAAGCATGTGCCGTGTGATTTCCATCCTGTAACGTCTGCCATCGTAATCATACGTGGCATAGTATCCTTTTAGTTTTATGTTCTCGATTTCCATGGTTTTATCTTTTAAATACAATCATTGCCGCATCTCGTGCGTGTTCATTCGTCCTATCCTTATAGCCTGTTACCTTTGCAAAATAATCCCTGCTAACCTTCTTTAAATTTCCCTGCAACTTGGTGGGGGTGTATGGTATGGCATAGTCTTCCAAAAACTCTACAATGTGCCGATACGTTTGTTTGACCGCACCAGCACCTTGCAACCTCGCATCGTTACCCTTTTTACCTTTGAAACCTACCCATGTATTTGGGTTTTCGATAAATACCTCAATGTCATTTTTTTGCCATGATTTCAATGTATCAAACAAAACGTGCAACGGCATACTATTGCAATGGGTAATTACAGCTAGTTGGCGGTCATAAATAGCAAAGCCGTTGTTCATGCCAGGGTCAATGCCAACAGCATATCTAAAAGAAGCTAACCGAGCCATTGTCATTTACTTGCATGTACTGTCCCTCCTCTTCATTCCTTAGTTTGCGAAACTCAAATACGTTAGCGTGTTCGGGATTGCGTTCTACAAACAAGCGAGAATAGTAGGCATGGTAAGCATCGTTAATTTTGAAACTTGCATCGTTTGTGGTAACGTACCTGTTCCAACGAATCCAGTTAATTATCATTTTGCTGCTTATCTTCTTGCAGCCTCTTTTAATTGCCTTGTTGGTTTCCTGTGCAAACAAGTGGTAGATTGTAGGGTTTTCGGCGTTGAATAGCTCGAAGGCTTCCCGTATGCTTTTGCCGTGTGTATCTCTAAAGTTCATTTGCTACGGTTTGAATAGTAGTTTAACTTCAATCTCATTCGCACGTTTTGTATTACCCCCAACATCTCGTCAGGGGTTAATCCAGCTTCGGTCATTATGGCGATTATTTCATCTGCCAGTTGCTCAGGTGTCTTATTTTGCTTTGCCATATTCTTTTTTGATTTTGTCTAGTAATTCCATTACTTCTTCATACATTAATTCGTGGCTCTCGAATAATTCGATTATTTCTGCTGCCAATGTGTCGAGGGTTTCCATTAGAAAGGCAAATCGTCTTCTATTTTTTTGGACGAAACAGGCGCATCCGTTTTCGGAGCGACTTTGACCTCCGAGTTTGAATAAACTACCTTGCCATTAGCTACATAGAACCGTTCCGCTTTCGCTTCTCGTTGCTCTTTGCTTTGGCTTACGTGAAATGCCACGTTGTTGCCAAACTTGTCGGGTTCATCTGCTATCACGGCTGTGATGCCTACCCCTTTTTCCCCTTTTTTCCTTACCGTGTTTAGTAAGGTTTCTAGTTTTGCCTCTGTCAGATAAAAATTTAAAATGGTCATATATTTATTTGTTTAATTGGTAAAAGAACTCGTTTTCTAATCTGTAAATTTTGGATACGTTGAAAATATTTGAAGCATCGCTTAAGTGTCTATACTCGATACCTATTTCGGAGTCAAAGAAAAAGCGGTCGTAGTCGATTACTTCGGCTGCCTTCAGCTTTTCCACCATTTCTAGTTTTTTCGGGTGCCACGTTTCAACAGCTTGCATAATTTCGTCTTGTATAACCTGGTCCTTTTTGAACTCCAATAGCTTTACCCTGCGCTCCAACTCGATAGGAAATTCAGCCCACTCTTCCATGCCGTAGGTTTCGGGCTTGGTGCAGAAAAATAGCAAGTAGCTTGTATCTGCATTGGTAGCTAGCATCTGCATCTGTAATTGGTAAAGGTATGCCTTCTTTACCGAGCGCACGTTGTCGTAAAAGTTAAAGGGGCTGTAGGGGCATTTTACGTCCAAAGGTATGTTACCGATAAGCACATCTGGAGAAGCCCCACAGCGGTCGTCAATGGCTATGTACTCATCGTGCCAAACAGCATTTGGGAATGCAGGCTTAACTGCCATATCAAAAGCGTTGTATTGGTTGTTAGTGCCGTGTCGCATGGCAGCGGTCTCGATATTGTCTTTGATGCCTAGTTCCCTCATCGCTAGTTCTAACACATAGCTTTGAGCGGTCTTGGTTTTAGACTTATCGGCTGGGCAAAGTTTATGCACACTCGATGCCGAAATAGCGGATTTTGGTTTTTCCATAGTTATTTACAAAGTGAAGTTAAAAGCGCCAGTTGCTCAGGTGATAGTGAATAGTTGTTTACAGCCCTATCTAGTACGGCTTGTTTGCCTTTTGCATCGGTAGCCATTTTAGCCGCACCAGTCATTTTGTCGAAGGTTGCCATGTCGCACGGCTTAAGGTCTGTTTTTACATCCTTTTTTGGCTCATGAGAAGTCGGTGGCATAGTATCTGCATCTTTGGTATCGTCAATTAGAAATAAGCCATTAAGCGCATATTTACGAGCGTAACTTGAACTGCTGCCAGTTATTTGAGAGCCGTCCATGCCTTTCTTTATTTCTTCTTCACGAGCATAAGCGGTGCTTGTTACCTGCAAACCTTTGGCATTGGTTATAGTAGCCGTTGCTTTTACATAAAAGCGTACCCCAATGTACTCGATAGTATCGCTTATGTTTAGCAAGCATTCGTGTTTAGCTAGTAGTGGTTTTAAGGCTTCCAATACGTCCTCACATGAACGGTAATTGTAGTTTCCAAAGCTATTGCGCTGATTTTTTGGCGCTTTAAGTTCTGATTGTATTGTGATTAACTCTTTCATTGTTGTGAATTTAAGATATGGTTTGTGTAAATTACTGATTGTTTTGCGATATGTATTCTACATCCTTCTGGCAGTTCGGGTAGTAAGCTATCGTATTTTGCCTTGGCTTCTTTTTCGTCCATAAAAACCCATTGCTGTGGGTTCATTTTGTTGTTGGGGTACAAAAGTTGCACCACCACCACTTCGATTATATTGCTACTCATACATAGATATATTTAGTTTCTACATAATTTTTACCAATAACCGCATTCATTGTAGCATTCCATTCTGCTACTTGTTTTTCTGCTTCCTCTTTAGTTTTAAATGCTTCAATCATTGGTTCAACTGCCCATTCTGTTGGCATACCATTATAATGGCGAATTGCTAGATAAATTGTTGTTAAGTTTTCCATAGTTATTTAATAAAGGGTAAGCGTTTCAAATAGTTATTGTAAAGAGCAAGGTGAATCATATCCTTTCTTTCGTGGAAGTACTGCTCTATGTAGTAGCACTCCTCTTCTGTATAAATTGGGTCGTAAATCCAAACCATTTCTGAGTTGTGTACCTCGTATTCATCTTCCCTGCCGAACGCGTGGTCGATGGGGTTGTATTCCAACCAAAAGTCAGCTTGTACTTCAAAGCAAACATCTAGACTGTTCAGCATAAAGCTAAACTGCTCATTGATTTTGCGTTCTTTTAATTTTTCAGCTATCATAGTTATTTAATTAAATTGATTAGTAAAGGGGTTAGTAATAAGCATCCGTACACTACTACAAAACAAAATGCAGGGAATAGGATAAGAAAGGATAGCGCATTTAGCGTGTCTCGGTGGTCTTGGGTAAGTTTCATATGCCAAACTCTTTTTTGAGTGCCAAACGAAATTCAGCAACGGAAGCCAAGCGCACCCAATTTTGAGACTTAGTAAACTCGTAGCTACCAGTGAAACCGTGCTTGTTAAGCAAAGCCTCAACTATTACAACATCTGCAGCATTCAATACGTCTAACCAGCCAAAAGAAAGAAAGCTAATGGCTTGTGCTTTGGTTGTTGGGAAAACACGGCCTAAACGCATAATGTGCTTATAAGTGCCTGTGGTAAAATTGCAAGTCATTGTGTAATTAACACTAGGAAGGGTAAATTGTGAAGTTTTCATGGCTGTGTGTTTTAGGTTGTTGATTAATTATACGACAAAGGTAATACTTAAGTTGTAACTATCAAGGGTTTCTTAATCTTTTTTTCAGATTTTTTTTGACGCCTTGCCACTTGCTCTAGCGCTGCCAATACGGCTAAATTAAACGTTCCTTTGTTTACCACGTTGTGTATCGCACATAAGGGCAATTCAGGGTGCAAAGCTCGAACGATTGTACCGTACCTATACGGTAAATGCTTCTTGGCTTCATGTAGCCGTTTGCGAAATGCGATTTTTTCTTGTTCTGTCATAAGTGAATTGTTTAGGGCGTAAAGATACAACTTAACTAGTAATAATAGGCAAACTACTTTTGTTTTTTATGTTGAAATTATTTTACATTTGCTTAAAATGTGCAAACCAGTGAAACTAAATAACATCAAACCTAACCCAAACAATCCTAGATTGATAAAAGATGACAAGTTTAAAAAGCTAGTCAAGTCAATTCAGGACTTTCCCGAAATGATGGAAAAACGGCCTATTGTGTGCGTAACCGATACCGATGGCAAACTTTACCCACTGGGTGGTAATATGCGATTTAAAGCATTGCAGGAAATAGGGTACAAGGATATACCCGAAACGTGGGTAGTATTAGCAGACGAATGGACTGTTGAGCAAAGAAACGAGTTTGTAATAAAAGACAACGTTGGTTTCGGTGAATGGGATTGGGAGCAACTAGCAAACGAATGGGATGCAGAAAAGTTGGATGAATGGGGGTTGGAAGTTGGAGGCTTTGATTTAGATAGCGATGAATTAGGAACGGAGTTTAGTTTACCAGACGGAGATAAAGCACCATTTCAACAAATGACTTTTACTTTAGCAGATGAGCAAGCTGAACAAATAAAAAATGCTATTTCAGATATTAAAGAAACTGAAGAGTATAAATATGCAGAAACAATGGGAAATGAAAACAGCAACGGAAATGCACTATATTTAATCATAATGCAATGGGCAGAGCAAAGGAAATAATCGTTAAAGTAATACCAAGTAAAATTGCTAATGAGTTTGTAAAGCAAAATCATTATAGCGGTAAGGTAGTACCAAATAGTACACTACACTTTGGATGCTTTTTGGATGATAAATTGCATGGAGTTATGAGTTACGGAAGTCCAATGGTTAAAGGAAAAGTTATTCACTATGTCGAAAATACAAAATGGAATGAAGTCATAGAGTTAAACAGAATGGCATTTGATGATTATCTTCCGAAATATTCAGAATCGAGGTGCATCGCTATCAGCATAAAATTAATTAAAAAAAATGCTCCACATATAAAATGGCTTTTAAGTTTTAGTGATGGCAATTTATGCGGAGATGGTACAATTTATAGAGCAAGTGGATTTCAATTAATAGGAGTTAATAAAAATACAAGTACATATCAAATGCCAAATGGAGAAGTAGTATGTAGTTTAACAAGTTCAGCACATAGAACAAAAGAAAGTAATGGTAAAAGTGGAACAAGTTGGATAAAAGATAATGGAGGTAAAAAATTAGATGGTTTTCAAATTAGATACATTTACCTAATTGACAAAACTTGCAAAATAACCGTTCCTATTTTACCATTTAGCAAAATAGATGAAATGGGTGCTGGAATGTATAAAGGGGAAAAAATAAGCCTCACGGAACGCAAGGCTTTGAGCGATGTGGTAGATTCGAACTCCAACTCTTAACTGGAATGTTAAGCGTGTAACCGTTACACTAACATCGCATTTGTTTGACAAATATAGTTCAAAAACAGAACAATAACAGAATGAGCAAAGAAGATTTAATACCATTTAAAAAAGGCGAAAGCGGAAACCCGAACGGAAGGCCAAAAGGGGCTCGTAATCGCTCTACAATCGTTCGGCAATGGTTAGAGGTAGAACAGAAGCTAAAGAACCCTATAACAGGCTCAGAAGAGCAAATGAACCAAGAAGACTTAATGACACTTGCTCAGATAAAAAAGGCAAGGGAAGGCGATACCCAAGCGTACAAGGCTCTGCTGGATTCTGCTTATGGTTCCCCAGATACAAATATAGACATTACCACGCAAGGCGATAAGATAAACGGTAAGCCCGAATGGCTGAAATAAATCCTAACTTTGACTTTTTAATAAACGAACTGCCAAACATAAGGATAGCAGCCTTGCAAGGCTCTACTCGTTCGGGCAAGACCTATTCAACCCTTCAATACCTTATTCGCCTTGCAAATCACCATTCAGGGATGCACATTAGCATTTGCCGTGCTACGTTCCCAGCCCTCAAAC